TTGATTACATGGATAATCTTCCAGCCAATCCCCCGATTGATGCCTGGCACCTGCAACAATTGTTTGCTTATTAAACCCGTCTAACTCACTCCTGATAGTGTCAAAAGTCTCAGTCATGCAACGGCACAACATACGGCCATTGACAGAGTTGCCAATCGGATAAAACCAATTTGGAGCTAGATAGCCTCTAGCCTCCAGATAGTCAGTTGGAATTGCGGGTTCAATGTTTACGCTAAACCATACCTGATACATAATGATTAGTCCTTAAGTTCAATCCAGTTTAAAGCCGCCGTCACTGCGATAGATGACGCACTTGACGCACTTAACGTTAGCGTGTCACCCGGCTCTAAATAATACGGGTCGGAATCATCAAACACGATTAAATCCTTGCTACCACGCGCGACAGTTAAACTGGGGAATGCAATAGCGTTTGTTACTGTGGTTGCTGCTGTATCAACGCTTGCTGATGATACCAACAATTCTACACGAGCATAAGACGGGCTACCGCCTAACGTTGCATTCTTTTTTAGATAGATTTCAACTGCATTTGTACCACTGCCCTCAGTGCTGATTGAGATTGATTTTAACTTCAAACGCCCATTGTTAATTCTGCCTTGAAAGGTTCTTTCATTCTTGATTGTCAGTACAGCAACTTCTGTTGTAATGCCTGACTTTGTCCCCCGGTGATATTGTCTCAATCCGCAATACGTCACAAGACGGCTATGTAAAATCATTGCGTGTGACTGTGACAGGCGGTAGCACGTTTACTTATGCAGTTGACGCGGCTACAGTTTCACCTGCTACAGCGTTTAGCGGTAAATCAATGTATTGTGTCGAATGTGTTGCGACTTGTTACCCAATCAGCACATGGGATGACCCACTAGACGGCACAGGGGCAAGCGGTCTAACTTTGGACAAAACAAAAGGCAATATCTGGCAAGTTAAAATCCCCTTTTTAGGTTATGGTAGTTATATTGGTAACTCAGTCGGTGGTCGGATGTAAAGATTGCAAACTTTTAAAAAAATGCAAACACAGATGGTTTTATGAATCGTGTGTTTTTTATGACAAGACCGCTGAAAAAGTTGATTAACCAATAAAAAAAGCCCCAATCTCACGAAAGTGGCTTTTTTATTAGTACGGATTAAAATAATCATTAATCCATAGCGCGATAACCGCAGCAATTAGTACAAACATTAATTCCCACATTATTTTATAAAATGCCAAACGGCATCTCCTAAAAAACCCGATTGCATAATAAAATGATAGCTAAAAAGCTGCTGAACCGTTGCGATATGGTTAAGCATATTATCTAATATCCAGCCATGTTCTGTGACTGTTACCAGATGATAGCCGATAATGTCATCATAAGCCACAACCAAACGACTTTCGATTCCACGTTGTTTAAGCAGCTCACGCGCTAACATTGCCCAGTCTTCACAGTCCCCCATTAGCCAGCCGTCTTGCTCAATCGGCAAACTCCAAAACTCATCGAAACCGTAAAGTTTTTCATCAGAAACATATAAAACATCGTGTTTCAGCTCAAAAAATACATCAGCAGCGGCTATCTCTTCATCGTTTAACATTCTTTGCTCCCTCGTTCCCGCGCATCTAAACAACCTTGCGGTGGTGTTGCAATTTCACCGTTTTGAAATGGGATTGGTTGATATTGGCAACCGGATAACAGCGCGATAACCGCAATTAATCTAATCATTAACAATAACCCAATCATCTGCCATCATGTCTGTTTGACTTGGCTGCCAAGGGGTTAATTTTTCATTTGTATTTTCATTAATTATTCTTTCATACCCTCTTAAAAAACTATATTTTCCTTTTTTATTTTGCCCTAATTCTGACTGTGTAAGTTCTCTTCCTTTTTGTATAGTTCTCCATGTATTTAAAATTTCTCTTGCACTAAGTTCTCCCTCTGCCCCCTCTCCATAATGTCTAAAAACGATATGTGCTAATCCTTCACCTATTGGATTCCCATCTCTATCAAAACTTTGGTGACCTTTTTCAATTAGAACCGTAACTACTTTTTCAGCATCCGCTCTTCTAACTCCCACTAAAGAAGATGTGCCATCAATAAGCTTCATCATATCTTTTTGTTCTTGAGTAGGGTTTTTTATTGTTTTAAATACTTCTTTTGCTTCTTTTTTTAAGTCTTCTATTTTTACATGTAGTGGTTCTGTACTTTTTACAGCTTGGAATAAATAATTACCATCAGCATCAACAAGTTCTCCACTCTCATTCAAGTGAGTGCTATTATCCTTTTGCTCCAATGTCTTAAAATATGGGTGATTGCGTATCGTGTCAATATCTCTATTAACCATATCTTTTTCAACTAATGATAAGCTGTCATAACCTTGCTCTTTGAGCTTTTTAAGCGTTGATACTGGAGTAGTTATCTCGCTATCTAAGCCTCTCTCCCCAGCCATTCTAGTAGTGTATTGCTGACCGTAAGCATCAGTGTTTTGCGTATCTTGCCAGTTGTGCGATTTATTTCTATCACCTAAAGTTTTAAACTCACCGTTTGCATCTGTGGCTGTATCAAATAGCGTGTTAAGTTCTGCATCTGTTGGTCGTGCTTGATTCTCATAATTGATACTATGATTTCGTGCCATATCGTCTGCTGTGGCAGTTGGTTCTAGCCCTTGCTCTCTTCTTCTTGCGTTCTCGCCATCGGCTCTAAGTTGCATCTGTTCTTTGTAGAGTTGTGCTTGTGCTTCGCCTCCAGCATCATGTTCTCGGATTAATTGCATTTGTTCTTCTAGTGATTTGCCTTGTGAAGCCGTTGGTTGTGCAATAGGCTGTTCAGTTGGTACTTCTTTTCCCTTATTAAACTCATCAGCTAACTTTTGAGTTATAGCTATTTCAGCCTCGTTCATACCTTTGGTAGTAGATTGTATTGGTTGTTCTCCTGGTTTTGTGTCTAATGCTTTATTGTAAAGTTTACCACCAGAATGTAATATGCTATTCAATAGCCCAATGGTTGCGCCACTTGTAGCCATTTCGCCAAAATTAGGATTCTTGCCTTGTGCTACTGATTCATAAGCTGGTAGCATTGCGCCAGCTACAATATTGCCCAAAGGATTAGCACCAAACATAACATTTGCTGGAGATGTAAGCATTGATGATACTTCATAGGCTGGATTAGCTTCATTCTCTTTTGCTATCTTGTGCGCTTGTTCTTGCGAGTATTTAGCGTAGTCTGCTACTGGATTAGTGAAATTACTATCGGTAGCTTTGTTTAAAAGGCTTGTAATGTAATTCGTAGTAGGTGTTAATGCTTGTGCGCCAATAGAGTTTAAATCATGTAAATTCTTAGCACCGCCAGCGTATAGTTCGCTTATGATTTGTGTTGGTGCTTTATTAAGAGCCTCTTGTGCTAATCTGCTAGGGAGCTGAAGTATGTTTTCAGCACCATCTTTCACTTTAGATAGCTCAGGGATTACATTGTTTTGTATTCTATCGCCAGTGCCTTTGAACTGGTCTGGTGACATATAGGTATCGCCAAGCATTTGATTTGATAAATCAGGTGTATTGCTTATCGGCTTTGCTTTTTTAAACTCTTCTTCGAAATTAATACTGATTGGTTTTGCGCTTTCAAACGCTTTTGCTAAATCTTCCATTATGAGCCTTTAAAGGTAGCCGTAAGAGCCGTCTGCATACTTTGCTATTTTCTTTCCATCTTCTGTGATTCTAGTTTCCATGACTTGCTTTTGCTGTGGTTGTTCAGGTGTTTGCGTAGTTGATTGTGATGATGATTGGTGTGGAATATACTTAGGATTAGTACCAGAGAATTTACCAGCTACATGTTCAATTTTTCCTACATTGCCACTGTTTACATCTTGCATGAACATAGAGTAATCTTCATCTGTTAAGTTTTTAGGGTCAATACCTAAAACAGATTTAGGGTCACTTGCTAGAGATTTTTTAAGGCTGTTTATTGCATTTTGCTTATTGTCGTTGTCAATATTCTTTTGCGCTGTTTCAGCTTTGCCCTTGTTTATCTCTAGGTTTTGCTGTGCGATATTTGCGTTAAGCGTTCTAATAGGGTCATTCTCTTTGGCTAATATAGGGAGTAATCCACCAATACCAGCAAGAGTTGCATCGTTTGGTTTAGTGTATCTAACTGGCTCTACTGGTGTAGGGATAGGCGCACTGTTTCCTAAACCATAAACAACATCTCTAATAAGCTGATTGCCAGTTGTGTAGTTATCTGGTGGAACTACTGGAGTTTGAAAAGTCTTTTGGATTTCGGGATTAGTGTTATAAAGATAGCCACCCATAGCAACGCTTTGAGCTTGTTTTCTAGCAGCTTCATCTTTTTGCAATCCGTAAGCATCTCTTTGTAGCCCAAGTGAACTGTTTTGATATTTAACAGTATCATCATGAAACATATTGTCTTGAAGCATTTTAGATTGCCACTGCTCGTTTGCTGTTTGTTTATCTTCTCTCCCAGCATCAAAGCTTGTCTGCCACTGTTTATCTTTGTTAGCATCATTCTCTACTGTATGGTCAAATGTCTTTTGTTGTAAGCCAAATTGGTCTGCCCACTGTTGCGCTTTAGCTTTGTCTTGGGCTTCTTGATAGTTTTGTGCGTAGAGCTTTTGCATCGTGTCACCGATAGCAGAAGCCCCTTGCATAATCATGGGGCTAGGCTGAAAAGAAATAGGAACTGGATTAAAATATGCCATTGTTACGCCTTTCCATAGGTGCTATTGGCAAACCCTGCTGATAAGTTGGTGTCACCTTGTTCTCTTCGTTTGCGCTCTTCTTCGCTTAGCATCTTGTTATAATCAAACGCATCTTTTTGTAATTCGTACACTTTGTTACCCATGTTATATTGATTGTAAGCGCCCAACATTGAGCCAGCACCCATCAAGGCTTTTGAGTTATTATTTAAAAAATCAAAACCTTTATTTGCGTAGTCGCCTATATTGCTAAACCAAGAGGGAGCTGTTTGTGCAGTATTTGCAAATTGATTAGCTCCGTTATTGAAAATTGATTCGTATCCCTCTAACATACCCATTATTAACTCCTTAAAACACTATTTTCGCAAACGATACATAAATGAGGAGTCAGAAATTTAGGGTTATTTCTGACTATAACCCAGACATTTTGAGAATATCCATACCCACATCTATGTCGCTTACCTTTTCGCCTCTGCTGATTTTGTCAAATGCGCTAGGCTCTGCACCTTGTGAGCTTGATGGCGTCACAGCATCAGGTTTAGTCACTGGTTTTGCTTGTGCTTTCATTGCGCCAGCGATTAACTGCCAGCCTTTTGCACCCATCCCAAGTATCTCTTCGTATCCATTACCTTGCGCCCACTGTGCTAGTTCATCAAGATTAACCTCTGGGTGAGTTGCTTTAAACTTTGTACTCTCAGCTTGAAACTCCTTAGCTCTTTGTGCTTCTGCTTCCGTTTGCTGTTGTTTTTGGAGTAGTCGCGTAATACCTAGTTTTTGTTGAGCATCTGCCACCATTTGTTGTTCAGCCATTTGTTGTTTTGACGCTTCCATCTCAGTCCAACTCTGCATAAAGAATTGATCCATCTGCGCTTTGGTTTCAGCAGTTAATACTCTATAAGCATCTACCGGTCTCATCTCCTTAGCGTTTAATGAATAAGAAACCATTTCCTTCATTAACTGTTTATTTTCCATGTACTCAGTTCCATTGTCAATATAAACACCGTAGTTTTTATATCCCTCTTCTTGAGTTACTTTTAAGAAATTAAACCTATCTGTGCCCAGTATTTGCTCGCCTTTTTCTGTCTTGTAAAACGCATATGAAATAGCCGATAAATTAGTTATGTCTTGTAAAAACTTTTGTGTTCCTACATTCACTCCGTAAAATATAGCCTCTGTAATTGTGCGTGAATTTGCTATCGCCGCTGTTGCATTTGTCGCCGTTGAACTTGCTGCAATATTCCCCTCTCTGCCCTCATTAATGCCGGTAATTTGATTAAGCATATTTATGATGTTAGATTGCATTACAATTAAATATTGAAACGCGCTACTAACACCTAAGTCAATTTCCTTAAACATGTTTGCGGGATCAACCGCTTTATTATATTGATTACCTGCAGCCGATGAGTTATAATCCAAGAACTGCTCATTAGCAGCACGATAAATAACTTCTTCTAACTTCTGTCCACTAGATAATGCAGCTCTGTCAAAAGTAATAATCTTACCCTTTGCCCTTGCAAGTTCTTTGTTGATCTGATACATTACTATATCAAACAAGGTATCAAACTTTTGCATTTCTTCCTGTAACGAAATTCTACATCCGTCAACTAATGGTAATGTGAATCCGCTATACGAACAATTAAGTACATAAGCGGGATTATCCATGTCGCGCGTTTGGAACGGCTTTGGTCTGCAATTAACATCTATTACTCCACCGATACGAGTCGCCTCATACCATTCTTCTCTAAAGCGTTTTCTTATTTTAAAGTCACCTTTTTCTTCGCGCTTATCGTATTTTGATTTATCCCTTTCATACCCTTTAGCATCTAAAGGAATTTCAACCGTTTCTCCGTCTCTTCCTTCAATAACAAAATCACTTGGTTTTTTAGGAATCTCTTTCCAATAATCAACGTTACATCCTTTCCATTCAATATGAATAACACTTACCGTTAATTGACCTTGTTTGTTATAAAATATACTTTGCGGGTATCTTCTCTGCCACTCATCAGGATTACCTCTAATCTCATCAAGAGTGTTTCTTTCTGTTTCAGTTAAATCAAATCGGCGAAGAACCTCTTCTACCGTCATTGTTTGACGCGCTCCTTTTACAGTACTTCTCTCAAAATAATCATCCCCTTCAATCAATTCATAAATAGCATCACGCGGATCAATACGATAAATCTTCACATCGCCCTTGTCATCTATTTCTTTTTTATTCCAATACATAGACGCGATTAAAACGTCTTTAATATTGTCTGCTGTAAATTTCTTTATGTTTAGTTCTTTAATAGCATTGTCAAGAATAATTTGCATTATATCTTCTGACTTGTCTTTAAAGGACATTTTCTTAAATATTGGATCTTCTTCGCTCTCCGGAATAGGAACGCCTTCCATTACGTCAATACCAACTTTATCACGTATCTCTTCAAGTTCTTGTTTAGCGACCATCGCGCCTTTCATGAAATTGAAATTACGCATCTTATCAGACATTGCTGCTGAATTAATAGTAGTTACAGTCGCCGATAAAGGTCGTTTTAGCAACTCTCCAACCAAAAGGTTAATCTTAGTTCTGCTTAATCTATACGCCTCGTATGGCACCCTGTTAGGTTTTCCATATGTGCTAGTTAGCCACTTAACGCTGTCTGCTTTGCGCGTCCCGTTAAATGTAGCGTAAAGCTCATCCATTCTACTTTGCGTAGCGCTAGATGTTTTTACAATGTCTTGTGCGTAGTCAAGCGTTTCTTTATACCAAGATGGTGTCTTTTCAATAGTAGGTATGTCCTGTCTAGGAAATCTCATGCAAAGTGTTAATTTGAATCAAATATAAACATTTAGTTATTAACGTTATATAAAAGTTATTAAAAAAGAAAAGGATTGCTTTTTTAAGGCAATCCTAAACCGTATGGACTAATTGTAAAAGAACGAATCTAAAGGTAATTAATTTCTACAAATCTTGTTCACCATTTTTGAACACTTGTCTGTTTTCATCGAAATAACCATCTTTTTCGAATGATAATCTAAATTTGTCGTTCTCCGACTCGGTTTCGTTTGTATTTATAGGTTTTTGTTCACAACTAACATCCTGCATAAGACTTATACCAAAGGCGTCTGCCAAGTCATTGTCACTTCCTATTTCCACCTCGTCATAGTTCTGTAACTCTCCCAATAACATCGGTCCGGTCTCGTCCTCATGATCAAACCAATGGTCCTCTATGTGATCCTCCACGTTTGACTGCATCATTGAAACCATTATTGGTTTACTGTAAGTGTTCAGTGAAACCCAATAATCGTGCTGTAATGACGAGTCGGCCTTCTCAAATTTCTGAGGTCTTGGAGCTAAATATCTTTCTCCACCCCTGTCTTTAAAGTACTGAATTATTCCTGGATTTCTTACGTCACCCAATAAATTACCATCAAGTTTATAATAAACAGCGAGTTTAAAACATAGTTCGTAAAACTTCTCTTTTCGTTTTGGTCTACATCGAATAACTGCAACCGGAACTTTTCTCAATGCCCCTGGTATGTTGTTATTCCTTATCAACACACACATCGCTCCTAGAGATTTTGAGGTTTTAGACCTGTCCTGATCATAACTATCCACTCCACCTACATATAGGTTTTTGTGCGTGTTTCTAAATAACTCTGTGTCTATTATCCAAACGCATTCATTTTCATCCTCATGCGGTTTTGCGGCGACTAGTTTAACTTCATAAGGCATCTTAATCATGTCCTTATCATCCTTCACAAACTCTATCCTATACCG